CGAACTCATCCCCATATGGTGTGGTACCTGTAAAGTACTGCCCATCAGACATTGTCTTAACTATGTATGGTACCTTAATCATTGAGGAATCAAATTCATTCTCCTCCGTTACATACACTGTGAACGGGTTGGTAAACTCTATGGTCTGACCAACTTGAAATAGATTCTCTATCTCATTACAGAACTTGATTCTTAAGTTCTTTACTTCTTCCCTTGAATTGTAGTTCATATTATTTATCTTTTGATTCGTCACAACAATAAACACATTCCCCGTCGGATTCTAACTCACCTCCACATACCCCACAACAATCACCCTCATCTAAGAGGTCCTCGTCGGAGTTCCCAAGATATGTAATCCTCATCCCGACAATCTTATCTCCATCCATCATTACATCCAAAGGATATTGACCATCCCCGATACCTGATGAGGATACCACACCTGTGTCATACAAACCCCACTGATCTTTATGTAGTGTGAAGTGACACATCTTCTCATACCACATATCACCTCCCTTATCATTGTAAGGTAATACAAATGGGTTATCAAGTGTGGGTGTTGTAATACCTACAGACATTTCATCATTACGGTAACTTGTCATACAAAAGATTCCACACTGACCTGAGTCAACACCACATTCACTGTGTTGTTCCCAATCATCAGTATCAGTATAATCCTCGTGGATTACTGTAATACTTGACACTCGTACACCCCAACCTGTTCCTTCGTCGTGTTTATCTACCTCGACATTGTACTTACCGGGTAATACATTATTTAATTTGGTTTGACACCAAGTGTCGGGTGTATAACAAGGGTCAGACACCATTACATTTTCGGAGAGAGTAATTTGATTCATTTTAATTTAGTTTAGTTTATGGGGATAAAGTTAAATCGTTTATTCGTATATACCAAATTTAGTTAGAATATATTTTAGTAAAGTTATCCACATTCTCTATGATAGTTTCTAACATACATGTCCTTAACTTGTAATACACCTTCTTCATAAAGTCCTCATTGCCAAACAATATCTGAGGATCCACTGTGCCGTTCGGGAAGTAGAGGTCTATTGGGTCTATTAGAATACGAAGTTCATTGATCTCGTTATCGCTTCTGTAGAAATTTGTTCTGGCATAGATATACTTGTCCTTAACGGTATATAGTTTCACATTGCCAACCAAATTTGACAGTGCTCGGATCTGAAGTATGATCACCTCTAAGTCGGCTAATTCTTGTATGTTTGTCTTCACCGAAGTTATTCGGTCTTTATAAACCTCTACAAATCTTGCCAAACCAATTTCCGGATGGAGATCTGTTCCGTGATCATCAGTTATAAATTGTTCCCACTGCGGTCTTTGTTCTTGGTTCCCCGTGACCTTAAGGAAAACTCCGTTGTTTAATTTGCCCATGATAATGGATTTAATATGTTAATAATTTTGCCAAACCAATTCGGCCTGGTCATTCCTCCGAGAAAGACTCGGGTGTTGAACTCATTGCCTCCATAGTATGGAGTTGGTTTGGTGTACGCACTTGCCACACCAAATTGTTCGAACCACTCTTGTTGAGTCAGTTGTTTTTCGGGATAGGTGGTCTTACTCACCTTCGGATTCTTCGTCATTTTCTTTAATTGTTTCGTTATATAATCTTGTTAATTCTTCCTTGTCTTCATCAGATACGAAGTCGAACTCGGATATGAAGTCTTCTAATGTTTGTTCCTCATCCAATATACAATCTACTCTACTTTCAACTTCAGACCAAAACTCCTCTCTTGAGTATTTGTATATTCCCTCGAGGTATCCACATTCGTCGTCATATACTTCTAATTCACCTTCAACTTCACCAGCGGAGTAGTCAGGTTTTGTCCAATTAAATGTTGTTTCACCTGCGAATCCAACACCGCCTTCAGAATAGAACAGGTGTGCATTCACCTTGTACATCTCACATAAGTTCTGTAGGAATGGAATTGGTGGTGACCAAGCCGTTTCACAGAAGAAACTGATTTCATCTTTGGTAAATGTAAACATATCCTCACTATATGAGATGTCCCATTTAGTACCGAACCATTCAATGTTAGTATCGTACCACTTCTCTTTGTAATCACCTTCAGACATATGTTGGGGTAACCCTATAAGGGATTGGAAGACATTATTACTTTGTTCTTCATCTGAAGTCTTAATACTCTTAAGAACGGCGGTGAGAGTACGAATTGTACCCTCATCACCACTTATTGTTATGTTGTTATTACACCAGTTTGGCATGATAATTAATTTTCTTGTTCTTGTTTAAAATCATTTAGGAACTCGTCCTCAAATGGTAAATTATTTAACTGATAAGATTTAATCAATTTGATTGGGTGATACTCACTTTCTTTATCAGTTAGATTAAAGAACCTATCCTCTATTGTTAGTGGTTCTTTATTAAAACCCTCATAAACTTCTAATACATTCTTATCCAAATCTACAAGATAAGCCCACTCACAGAATAAACTATCACCTGCGAAGTCTGTACTATCGGTAATCCAAATCTCATCTTCTTCACCATCTCTAATCATTTCGAGAATTCTTGCACCATTATCTCTTGTGAGGTATGGATACTTCTCTTGATATAACTTTGACTGGTCTCCTGTCATCCAACCATTCTCACATCCAATAGTCTTTAACCAATTCTGAATTTCTTTTTCTTTGTTTCCGTTTGTAAAGAAAACTTTGTTTAGTTTCTTTTTAAATTCTTCCAAATTGGTTGTTTGTAAGAACTCTAACACAATAAGACCATTACCTGATGGGTATCCATCCCATTGTCCGTATTGTGCTACTTTTGTTTCTCCATTGGAGATTACCATTGTTAAATTTCTTGTTCCCATAATATAATTTTTAAGTTTAGGATACAAAGATAAACTTTTTATTTTTATACCACCAAAAATAATCCAAGTATTTTTTGTTAAATTTTTGCTAAAGGATTTTACCAGAAAAACTGGTAGGCGCAGCTGGCTGATATTGATTGGCAACATTTGCGCTGTAAAATCCAGCAGAGGCGCACAGGGGGAATTTGTTTGGCAAACATAACTCGTTGATTATCAATAAAACTTAAATTGCCAAACAATATCGGTGCTGTGCTGCGCTAGAAATTTGCACAGCTACTTCAGCGCAAAAAAATCCCCCGTACTTCTACGAGGGATCTAACTAAACTTACTAACCCACCTTCTCTATTTATTTTGTAATACGTCTTTAAATAACTTTAAAGAACCATTTATTATAGTCGTCTCTTTAATCGCTTCGTCTATTGATTTAAAACTCTTGTGTAATACGAAAGTATTGCCGTTATTGGAATACCAAACATCGTACGTTTTTTTACTTGGAGATAAAATTATCTTCGTGGTCATAATTATACGGATTTAATGAAGTACAAAGGTAATACATATTTTAATACAAACCAACAAATTTTTTAAATTATTTATTTTTTTATTATATGTGGAAGATTTAATCAAAAAAGTTAAACAGATCTTGCCAAACAATATCTCACCAGGCCCATTACTGGTATTACATCTAATAAAAATGGAGATCCGTAGATCTCCATTGTACAACTAACCAAACACTTAATTATTAAACACTATATAATATACTAAAAATTTTTGACTTGGTCAACTTTATTAGAGAAAACTTCTAATACATCACCCAACTGATTCATATTGTATATCTCAGCCGTAGATTCACCACCATTATCCTTTGGTTGTAATACTTCCTTTGTATCCATAATCTCTTCCCAACTAATCTGTTCAAGGTCTCCGTCTTCATACATTTGTTTGGCAATCTTAACTGCCTCATTTAAGTCGTTAGCCTTAACTTCAAAGTCGGTTCTCATCCACGTGGTAACCTTTTGGTCTAAAAAGAATTCAAATGTTTTCATGTTAGTTTATTTTTAATTTTAGTAATTACATATGACCTATAATTAATATTGTTTAAATCCACTTCATCCATTCTACCACCATAAATGGGTTTACAACGATATCTAATATCTTTAGTACCCTTCGGATAATATTGTGGTATGGTAACAAAATGTCTATATATTGGAGTACCTGATGGCTGTTTATATTTGTAGTGTTTAATATCTTCCCACTTCAAATTATCTAAAAAATCATTTAAAGTCAAAGTATTCAACTCATCCAATAACTCAATTATTCTATCATTATTTTTCATAACTTAAAATTTATTTCTTACACCCACCTTACGAAACAAATCGTCGTATGGGTCTACTTTTGGTTTAAGTGATTCGTTAATTAGTGTGATATCAGCTTCGGATATCTCATCCACAAACTTCTTATCCAAATCGTCGAGATGTCTGCCAGACAATTTGTCGAACCCTCCCATCTCATATTTGGGATAAACAATCTTGGTTTCTGTGTCGATTACTGATGCGACGGATTTTAGTTCTACTATCATTATACTTTATTTAAAACTTGATTAATGTCGTGTTCGGTGATTGTTAAAATGGTTTCAACATCATAACCAAAACTATCCATATAGTCGAATAACAATTCATCACTCTCGATTATTTGTTGTTTGGTAATAGTTGATTCATTCCATATATCATACCAATCTTTTACCACTCTATCTCTTAAGAATGGAATAGTAAGAAAAAAATCATCAGATAAGTGGTCATTCCTGTCGTGGATTTTTAAAATGTGTAGTTTCATATTAATTGTTTTAATTTGTTTTCAAATTCTTCTCTCATACCTTCTTCATCATAAACCTTTTTGGTTTCATCATCGTCAGGGTGATAAAAACTAACATCTACTTCAATAACATCCATAGATAATTTATTAATTGCATTTTGAATACCCTCCAACATATCTTTGATATGTGGTTCATTATTTTCTTCATAATTAGATATTTCATAAATCCAATTAGAAGCTTCTTGTAGTTGTCGGGTAATTTCTTTCTTGTCCATGTTTAATAAGTTTAGACCACGAAGATAATTGTTTTTTCTTTATCAAACAAATTGAATTGTTAAAACTTTGTTAAAGAAATTAACAGATGTAATACCTGTGATCGGATCTACGATATTGTTTGGCAGTGTTACTAATTTATATAAAAAGGTAACAAGTGTAATACGCTGTTGCCAAACAACATCACAATGCTTACCAGGCGCTAGTATTTGTAATACGATTGCCAAACAATATTCCTCGCCGGCACTGTGCGTATTTTGATAAAATAAAAAACCCCCTACTTTCGTAGAGGGTCGGGAGGGGGAAAACACAAACCTAACTATTAAACCATATGAACCAAATCTGAAAATATCTCTTGTTCAACTTGACCAATACCACCGAACATTTTTGCTTCGGTATTATCGTTCTTACTATAAGAGTGTGTAGTGTATTTTGTTACACCACTAAATAAACCCCACATATTATCACCCTTTTGAGACAACTCACCATTTAAGTCAATGTAGAATCTTGATAAGTTATTACGTGTTCTTGTAGATAACGCATCTTCATCATTTAAATCAACTTCAGGTTTGATGCCAAACAATTTTCGTGTCACCTTCTCCTTCAACAAATCGTCAAAACGTGTTTCACTCAATTCAGTAATGAATCTGAATGTTTCTTTCTCTTCTTGCAAAACAATATCCAAACGTCTGCAGATGTCTTCAACTTTTAAAGACATAGACTTTGTGTGTCGAACTTTGTTTTGAAGTCCACTCATAACTCTAAAGAACGTGTTCATACAACTGATAGTCGTATTAGAATGACCAAATGCTAATGATGTTGAACCATCAAAAGAATTCACCCCCGTTAAGAAACCTTCAATTCTGTCATTACCTAACTTCAAATCATTTCCTTTTAGTTGAACGTAGATACGACCGCCATCCTTGAACTCACCTCCACGATGAATTTCTAAACCCGTTCTACCCGATACTTGATGTAATAAGTCCATCAACTCATGGTTCTGATAAGGAACATAACCATCAGAATGCAAACCAACGATCATGTTGTTGTCATCTCTAACGATTGCCTTTTTGTTTGGAACAATAATACCACTTGTGGTTTGAATGTTCTCTTGACGTACCGACCAATTCAGGTTGGTTTTGTCTAATAATGTTTTTACTTGTTCGTTCATATAAATTAATTTAGAACATAAAGGTAGTCTTTTTATATTACTCACCAAATAATAGTTGTTAACACTTTGTTAAAGAATGTGTAATATAATACACTATTTGATGTAATATGTAATACGAATAATAAAAAGACAAACGAATGTGTAATATAATACACTATTTGATGTAAATGTGTCCACCTGCTGCGATCCCCCGATATTGATTGGCAAATGCCAAACAACATTAACTGAGTAAACTGACTCAAGATGGGTTGTAATACGTTTGCCAAACAATATATTTTATGTCCACAGGTGTTATACCAAATAAAAAATCCCCACCGAATTAACGATGAGGACTCCTATTATCAACTAACCAAAACATTTTATTTTTCAAAATCCGAAGATAAATCTCTTAGTCTAAGTTGTTGTTTCTTCGCTCTGTGATAGTTATAAACTTCTTCAAATTTCTCTAAGTAAGCTTTAGTTGTAATACTTGGGGTTAATTTGTCAGGGAATTTAGATAACTTCTCAATGAATTCTTTGAATGAGAATCCTTTACATCTCATTTCACAACACATTAAGGCTGAGATACATTTAGAACCATAAGCTTTAGGGTGGTGTATCGCCAATTCTTCAACCTTCTTAGCAACTTCTTCAGCTTTTTTAATAGAACCAATTTTAAATTCTCCACTTTGGAAAACTTTGGCTCTTGGGTGAGCGTTAGGTTCATTTACCAATAAGATTAAAGCTTGTGTCATTTTAAACTTAGGATACTTTTCCATAAACTCCTTTAACGCGATATAGTTAGGGTTACCTTGAATCGCGTAGGTGTTTGTAAAATCGTGTTTATTCCAATTCTCTTGTAACTGATTCGCTTGGATAATTGAATCTTGTGTCATACCCTTACAAACTTGAATTAACATTGGAATACCTAATGACTTAGCCGCCAAATATCGGTGGTGTCCGTCAATGATTTCATTCTTTTCATTAACACTAATAGCCTTGTTTGGTAAGAATCCATGAGATTTCATCTTTTCCATTAAGTCTTTTACATGTTTCTCTTTTGTTACTCTTTGTAATGAGTTGAACTTGTATCTATCATAAGAAGTTGTCTTTATGATAGAACCTACTTGTTTGTCTTGTTGTGACATAAAAATTATTTTTTGATTAGACCACGAAGATAAGGAATATTTTTTTATATATTCCAAATTATTTAGAATATATTTTAATAAACTTATCCACATAGTTATCCACATGTAATACGATGTTCAACCAGTTTATTTCCAGCTCAGGACCAGTGGACATATTGTTTGGCAAAATTGATCATTTATTTTGGATGTCTGTCCAGTGGTGATATTGATTGGCAAATGCCAAACAAGTTTCAACGCATGCGCTGTGGGAATCAGGTAAGTGTAATACGAACTGCCAAACAACATTCAGATGGGATCCGAACCAAAACTTCTCGTAAATAAAAAACCCCCGTATTTCTACGAGGGTCTTCACCTTTCCAACCTTATGTATTTCTACACAACTATCTTTTCCCAATGTTCTATTACGGACTTCCCTTCACTTTCACATTCATCGTGTCCGTACATACCCCAATTACTTTCAACTTCGTTTTTATGTTCGTGTCCTAATTCACAAGTTTCAATTTCATATACCTTATAACCCCAAACGTCGCCCGTAAGGTATTGGTCGTAAGTTTCAACTTCACCTTTAAGGTATTCTTCAACTTTTGTTTCATCAATACCTTCTTTCTTTATCTTATACTTTGATACAAAGATAAAACCAACTTGACCACTATCCCAACGACAACTGAACGAACTTGTGGATATAGTTATACCCGAGTGGTCGTAAAGATACAAAGGTAAGATAACAACTTCACCTTCGTTTTTAATGATACCTTCTTTTAATTCTTCCCAACTATCATAATCTTCCGTACGATAATCAGTCTTATCACCCAAGTCATACCTTTTGTGAAAACAAACCATTGTACCCAAGTTATCCCAAGTACGAGGACTTTCAGGGTCTGTGTCTTGAACGACTTCTAATTCAAATTTTTTCATAGTGTTTAATTTAGAGTATAAAGGTAAGTCTTTTATATAACATACACAAATATTGTAGTTAAAACTTTGTTAAAGAATTTTTCACCTGTTGGCACCATCCGGATATTGATTGGCAAATGCCAAACAAATTCTCACCAGGATCTGTAGCAAGTCGTGTTGTTCACTAATTCTTATTGTTCACGTTCCGTGAACATTCGTAATACGTGAACATGCCAAACAAAATTCCTACGGACGATCAGGGTGACGGGGTAAGTTTATCGATCATATGTAATACGTTTATCGGTCAAATAGGTGTCAAAATGATTAATAAATGACTTGTGTTTGAACGATAAGTTTCATTTTGACTTGTATTACGTTGCCAAACAATATCCTCCTGCGGCACTGTAACTTCACGGGTAGTACCTAAGGGGTTAAAATAAAAACCCCCCGTACGTAATACGAGGGGAAACACAATATGAACTCACAAACAGAAAAACTAATAGTTATTATCGTTGAAATTATGAGGGTTATAATTTCTTCTCATAGGAGTACGAACTCTATGACTTGTTGGAGTGTAAGACAAAGGTCTATCATTGTTATATGATTTCTCTATTCTACTATCAATAGTAGGAACTTCATAGTCCATTTCAGGTGGAATACCATTCTTCACTTGCCAAGCTAATTTTTGGATTACATTCAACGTCTCCTCAACGAAAACAATTCCATTACTTGTGGTTACTTTGGATTGTACCAAACCACTTTTCATATCAGTATCCATATAGATAGAAACGATATGGTCAACATTTACTAATGTTGGTGTACCTCTGTGGGTTAATTTAATTAACATTTAATTTAATTTTAGATTAGTGAATATTAATTCCATTCTTGCAGGAACGACTTTTGCCAGATTACATTCATCACAACATTCGTCATTCTCATTTTCAGTTTGTATAGGACTTGGGTCATTACCATAACCCTCAACTTCCTTACCACATAAACAACATTTGAATTTTTCCATTTTTATTTAATATTTAATTCATTATTTAATTCCTTACACATATCATCAACAATTTTATGTGCCTTATATTCTCTCTCTAATTTTTTAAGTTCGGTAATAAGGTCACCAAGATTATTCATAGGTATTGTAATAATACTACTACTCATATTTCCGTCTTTTCTATTGAGGTAATCTACTTTAATTTTAACTTTATAAAAAGTAGGTATGATAGATACTTCATTACCACTACTTGTTTTAAATTCTTGGGTTGTATATTTTACTAACATAATAATTAATTTAATACTTCAAAAATATCTTTACCAATAATAAGACCGAGACTTCTTCCGTTATCCCATTTAACATTTACAACATCAAAACCAACATTGTAAACAACTCCTTCACGACCAACCAAAATTGGTTGAGGGTCATCTTCCATTGGTTCAATAAGTCTAACTCTTTTACCCATTAATATATTTGGGTTTACGAGAACATCATTTACTATCATATCATTTATATTTAGACCCCGAAGGTAATACAAAGTTTTGATATCACAAAATAAATTATGATATATCTGTTAAAACATTGTTAATATGTAATACGAGTTCCCGTGGGAAGAAGACCCGGTCAATATATTGTTTGGCATATGTAATACGACAATCCCCCGTGGGACGACTGATCAGAATATTTTGATTGGCATTGCCAAACAAATTGTACAGGACTTCACTGTCGGGAATTCACCCCGACTAACAACTCAATACCACAAAGGGTTTCATAGGATTTTAGAGAACTTTTAGTAAATAGTGTAAAACCAAGGGGACAACATTTAGAGAACTTTCCTGCCAAACAACATTTCCTGGAGACGATTCTACAACGGAATCTTCATAAAACAAAAACCCCCCGTATTTCTACGAGGGGAAAGTTATGAAAAACCAGAACCAACAATAATTTAATACTCCATTTCAGTTTCTTCACACTCTACTTCATAGAGGTTATCAAAAGTTTCTTCACCCAATACGATTGAATGATTATACATACCTACCACATTATTAGTTTGTTCAATAACGTATTCATCAAAAGTATCACCACTTTCTTTGAAACATTCATCATTAGTAGATAAGAACAATTTAGTAATGTTTGGTTCAACACCGAATTCGTTTTGTGAGATAATCACAACATTTGCTTTTTTCATTTTGTTTGTTTTAGACCACAAATATAATACTTTTTTCTTTATAATTCTTATCTATTAAGAATTACTTGTTAAACCTATGTTAAATGTAATACCAAGATTTTTCACCTGTGGACAGAGCTACGATATTGATTGGCATGTAATACCGAACCCCCAACATCCTGATCGGTTACCAAAACTTGATTGGCATATCCGATAATATCCGTAGATATACTATACCATATCCGTAAATGCCAAACAACAATTTTCCCGTCGGGGACTCAAGAGGGTTTGTATGACAAATTTTGCCAAACAATAAAATCACGGACGTGGAACCTTATCTTCTCTTTCAATTTGAATTTGCCAAACCATATTCCCCGGTGTCCAGACATCTGTGGGTGTATGACAATTGCCAAACAACTTTACATGATTCACAGATATCTATGGGTTGTATGACAAATGCCAAACAACATTATGGATTACGGAGGTGAATATGGTCAAAAAAAAACCACCCCTTTCGGAGTGGTCGGTTAGTGGGGGAACTAACCTTAAAGAATTGTGTATTCTTGTTTAAGAATTTTAATTCTTTTAATGTGGTCTAAAGACATTACCTTATAGTTTAAAGTATTCTCTAAACCATTTTGATACTTTGAATAGTCGGACTTGGTATCAATCATATATTGTTGAAACAATAACTTTTCAATACTATTACCCTCAATCAAATATCGTGTATCAAGGTAAGAACTATTGTGGTCTTGATAACGAAAATAGAATTTCGTGTTATCCGACTTTAACATAACTAAACACTTTGATACTAACTGATAAGGACTTTCTTTTTTGTCCTCGTTTACAATAGGGGTAATTCCCTCGTTCTTATACTTTCGTTCTAATTGACTATCGTAATCAAATCCCGTTTGGATATTTGATAACTTTTGTTCCACTAAAACTTGGTCGTAGTAAGGGTTAGGGTTTTGTTTACCACTTTGTTTGAAGTCAAGATACTTATTCATCTTAACTTTTTTTAATGTTGTCAATCCCACATTAGGGACAAAGATATCTATACCTGATAGTATATCTTTTAGTTCGGTTTTTGTAATATTCATATCTTATTGTTTGTTCCCACAAAGTTAATGAATATACTAATACAAAGTTAGAATATACAAATAAAGTTATCCACATTCCGTTGTGGATAAAGTGTTGGTAACCATAGGTGAACCTTCGGGAACTAATGTTGTGTGGCAACCCCCCTATCAGTAGTGGGTATAGTAGTAGGGGGGGTCCCCCCTCCCGTATCCCCCCTTTTTTAAGTGTTTTTAGGGGGGGTCTAAACAGGGGGTCAATCACGCGTTCCGGATTTCTGCAGAATTTTTTTGAAAAATGACTTTTTTTATGTATATTCATAATAAAAATTTTTAGGGAATTTTATGAAAAATGTAAAGACTAATAGAATAGATAAAGAAAAACTTATAGAATTTTATAAGAAAAACGGGAATGCAATAAAGACGGGTATTGAATTCGGTTTGTCAGGTAATACGGTATTAAAGATCGTTCGATCATATGGGGTTTCGGTTATCGGTGAATATAAAAAATATACTGATGAATATATTATATCCAAATACCATGAATATGGGACAGCAAAAAAAACGGGAATAGAATTAGGAATTGGAGATGAAAGGGTTATGGATGTATTAGATAGAAACAATGTTGAAAGAAAAAAGATTAAACACATAGAAGTGGGTAATGTTTATCATAAATTAACGGTTATTGAGTTTATAGGTTATCGTGTTACAAGTGGTGGTGAGAAAAATAAAACGTTCTTATGTAAATGTGAATGTGGTGGAACAAGGGAGGTCGTTAGTAGTAAATTAACTGCAACTAAAAAAGCAATAAAAGACTGTGGATGTACATGGAAACTAAAACAAGAGACTGCGGAGTTAAAACGTGTGGAAAGGGATATAAAGAAAAAAGAGGTGGAAGAGATTAGAGAACAAAAACGTATAGAACGTGAACTGAATAAAAAACCTCCAACTGAGAGAAAGTATAAAGTGGGGTATAAACATAATAAATTAACCATTTTATCTGAAATAGGTACTGGTGATGATATGGTTTTTACTGTGGAGTGTGAATGTGGAACAATAAAGGAGGTTAGAAGATTAACACTACCTACAACAAAATCATGTGGATGTCTTCAAAAAGAAAGATCATATAAGAATGGTTTATTTACAAGGAACAATAAGGAGAAAGAGTTAATGTATGCTCGTTATAAGAATATGAAACGTCGTTGTTATAATGAAAAAAATGATAACTATCCAAATTATGGTGGAAGAGGAATAATTGTATGTGATAGATGGTTAGAACCTAAAGGAATGGGATTTGTAAATTTCTGTAATGATATAGGACCAAGACCTTCTTCAAAACATAGTATAGATAGAATTAATAATGACGGTAATTATGAACCAACCAATTGTAGATGGGCAACCAATTCGGAACAAATAAGGAACCAAAGAAGAAGGAACAAAAAGTGAAAAAAGGGACTTGAATATATCTTTGAGTAGTAAAATTAGAACTATATTTCTAATTCCTACAATATCCCAATACATTCGGGAGGTAAAAACCTGTAAATGGAAATATATTTCCAAAAAGTGAAATAAAAATTTTTCAGATTTTTTTCGTATATTTGTGATATGATATACACAACATTCAAATTCCTAAGAAACAATTACTCTTACGATAGTCTATTGGACTATATGGAGATGAATATACTACACGTAAAAAAGTCCTATAAGATATTCAATGTATTAAAACCCTATATTCAGGAGGAGATGAAACATCGGTTGGATTATCCTGAAACGGAGAATCTTACCAAACAGGAATGTATAGAGGAACTTAATCAGTTATTTCGGGGATATAGGTTTGAATCATCTTATAGAAGTTTTATAATAAAGGATACTCAACAGACGTGGGAAGACCAAAGAACCGTGGGGTATATGGGTCGGGTGATGTTACGTTTAGGTAAATTGGTTTTTTAAAATACAGACCCTCCAATACGGAGGGTTCTTTATTTCGGGGTATTTATACATATGAAAATCCTCATAACGGAATCTCAATATAATCATATTATAACCGAACATAAGTTTGGTAGTTCTTCGTTACCTGAAAGTCTATATAAGAGAAGATTAAAGAAAGCTAAGGAACTTGCGGTTAACTATCCTAATCCAAGACAATTTGCATTGAAACATAAGAAACTATGGAATTTTCTAAGGGGTAATAAATTGGTTGATGATGTATTCACAAATAGAAAAAAATATAATGAGGATTTAACCGATGAAAAGGTAAGAGAACTTGCAAGTAAATATGTAACCGTGTCGGACTTCGAAATAGAAAATGGTACAGCATACCAATATGCCCTAAGAAACAACTTATTAAAAGATTTATTTCCAAATAACGATTTTGATCCTGTGGTACAAGGAACTTATATTGGTAATAGAGACGAAAGTCCATACTATAACAAAGATATACAAAAATATTTAGATCGTTTAATGTATCGTGCTTCTTCACAATATAAGGATATGAATGACCTCAAGAAAAGAAATCCCGACTTATATAAAAAACTATCCAATTTGGGACATGACTATATCCCAAGTGATGATGACGTTCATTATTAAGACATATTTATACATATGAAAATCATCCTTACAGAATCTCAACTAAAGACAGTCATTGGAGAAAGATCAATTAGATACACCGATGAGGAAGGTTACGGTATACCCGAACAAATCGATTGGTTGACCATGCAGAAGGAGTTTATGTTTATCCAAGGGGAAGCAGGACATAAGGTGAGGTTAATTAACAACATCATCCACAACTTACAGAAACTCAAATAAAGATACCTCGGGTTTGAAGACCCGACTTAGGACCGGAATGGTTAACGTTCCGTTGGGATATGAATTCGCTACTCATATCCCTTTTTTGTTGTATTTATATAACATGAAGATCGTAATATCAGAACAACAACTTAGACGTATAATAACGGAACAATCATCCACGGTTGTTGTAAGTGGTACATATACCGCAAATGACTGTGATGAATTACACGCATTCCAAGGTTCAGGTGGTAAGGTTATTGGTAATATGAATGTTATCGTTGGTAATAAACTCAAAGAGTTATATGAAGGTGGTATGAACCCTATGGTGTCTAAGGTGGATGTTAAAGTGAATGGTATGACCGTTAATTGGTCTTGTACCATTTCTCCGAGTTCCGATGGTAAAGCGTGGATGGGTTTCACCAGTCGTGGTGCAGGATGTAATAATGACGTTATTAACCGTGCTGAGTCCGTTTCACAAGGAAATGATATGGGAACCGCTAAGAATAAAATAATGACCACATTTAAGGAATCTAACATTGATATTGAGAAGGTTAACGATTATATACATAAAGGTGGTAATAACTCCTTCAGACAGATATTCTATCGTTATACAAAACCTAACTCATTTCCTCCCGTTAATTAATTATACCACCCTAGGGACTCTTGGTATACGATATATTTATAATGTAATGGTAAATAAAAAAATTTTAGTGTCGGGATGTTCTTATTCGATTGATGATGGCGTAGATTATGGGTCGATATTAAAAAATCATTACAACATGGATGTTGAGGTCATTGCGGTTGCGGGACAAAGTAACGTTTCAATAACTAAGAAAATATATGATGACATTAACATTCATAAAAGAAAAGATACCTTGTTCATATGTCAATTGACATATACGCATAGATGGGGCACGTATCATAGTTCATATAATTGTTGGTTAGACTATCAACCTAATATTATTAATCATATAATACATAACATTAGTATTGATAATGTAATAAAATATGATAAAGACGATATTATGGTAACTTCGGGATATGATGTTCCAATTAAAAACATCGACATACATGATAAGGAATATAAAGAACTGAGTAAAATGTATGAAACGTATCTTATGTATGTCTATGATGATGAAGAACACTTTAAACATCTTTTGTATAATGTAGATACATTAAAGTCATATGTAGAAAGTACCGGTAATAAAATCATATTTTTATATTGGCCCTATATAAAAAACGACAAAGAATTGGTTAAAAGAAATTTCTTTAATGTGGATAATGAGTATTCTATGTTAACATGGTCCATAAAAAATAAATTAACTTACCATGATATGCATCTTAATAATAATGGACATATTGTTCTTGGTGGTATTTTACATGATTACATTTTAAAAAATAATATAATATAAAGACAAATAATACCACCCTAGGGGATCTTGGTATACGATATATTTATACATATGAAACTAATGGACCTGTTAACCGAGAATACTAATGAACCAAGGGTTAAATACTATGGTAACGTTCCAGATGGTTATAATGGTTCACCAGAAGATCATAAGATGATTAAGAAGATGGTAAATGTCTATAAGGCCCTGTCTAAGGGTCGTGGCTTGGTTCAGATATATCATGGTGATAATTACCCTCCCCTAGATGTATCCTACGAATTACCCCCTTTAAACACCGTCACAATCGTTATTGACTATCCCACTAAGAAACAACTTAAGAATGGTGGTGAGATTACTTATATGTTTGATGTTGTTGGTAAGGTGAAATATACCCTCCATAACTTTGAAACACAACGGGATACCGATCTGGATAGATTTATGATGCATAAGGGTCATGAGATATCATTTGTCTATAAAAGGAAGTTTGATAACTTCGGTGTTGATATGATCAGTTCTTAATTTCTAACCTCCGATAACCCCGTTCACGGTTTTTTGTTTTAACACGCCGGAACCCCCGTTCGAAATTTGTCTCTCTCTTTTTGTGTCCGTTAATATTTGTGGGATATTTATATGTGTATATGAAACTATTAGATATTATATTTGAGAGTGTTGTTGATATGAATGAGGCTGGTGGTCGTAAACTAATGACTAAGGATGAATTTGTTAAACAATCGAAGGAAGTCCACGGTGACAAATATACTTATGATAATGTGGTTATGAATGGTTTAAATAAAACCGTAAACATTACCTGTCCGTTACATGGGGATTTTCCCCAAACACCGAACAATCATTTAGCAGGTAAAGAGGGATGTAAAAAATGTGATTCTATACGTAGAAAATCTAACGCCAAAGAGTTTATTCAAAAAGCACAAAAGATACATTTTTTATATGATGATGATGGAAAAAAAATACCAAAGTATACATATGATAATGTCATATATGGTGGATCATTTGTGAATGTGATGATAACTTGCCCAATACATGGAGATTTTCCCCAATATCCATCTAATCACCTACAAGGTGCTGGATGTGATAAATGTGCTATAAATGCGTCTAAATCTAACACCAAAGAGTTTATTCAAAAAGCACAAGCAACGAAAGAACACCAACATAAGGACGGAACACCAAAATATACATATGATAATGTGATTTATGTAAATGGAAAGATAAAAGTGATGATAACCTGTCCAATACACAGCCCAACACGTGGAGATTTTCCTCAAACACCAAATAGTCATTTAAATGGTCGTGGATGTCCTTGGTGTAAAGAATCGAAGGGAGAAAAAACAATTGGTCGGGTATTGTTTGAAAAAAATATTAAGTTAATACCATTTAAAAAATATGACGATTGTATCTCATATAAAAGTAAAAAAGGAATAAGTAAAAAAGGATGTCGTAAATTGACATTTGATTTTTATTTGCCAGATCAAAATACATTGATTGAATTTGACGGTGCTTACCACTTTAGAAAATCACGTATTAGCCAAGATTACATAACTCAAGTTTTTAACGATAGGGAAAAAAATGAATATGCAAAAGCAAAAAACATAAAACTTATTCGTATTGGTTATCTTGATAAAGAAAACATAGAAGAAGAATTAATGAAGGGTCTTGATAGTAATAACCAATTGTATTTAAGTACGAAATATCCAATTGATAAAGGATGGAGAGACACAACTATTAAAGTTTAATATTTATACATAATGAAATTATTAGATATTATATCTGAAAGAACCGAATCAAGAACAAAGGAAGATTTTCTATTGAAGATGAAAGAACTTTTTCCTTATCGTAATGGTAGTCTTTATGATTTCGGTAATCAGGAAAACTTTACAAAAAACTCTACGGTAAATGTTCATTGTAAAAAACATAATGTTGATTTCCCTGCACTTGTTGAATATCTATTGAAAGGTCGTACAGGTCCAAATGGATGTGGTGAGTGTAAGAAAGATGATAGTCAAAGTAATGTTAAATCAACTAAAAATGATTTTTATAGTAAGGTAAAAGATATATGGAAGGATGAAAATGGAAATCCGTTATATATCTACAATAGACCAGGTTTGAGAAGATATACAGGTATTAATAATGAATTTGATTTTTATTGTCCTAAAATTGGTTCCGATGGAAAACCCCATGGTAAACAAAGTATAAAAAACGCACAACTTCACATATATCAAAATGTTGGTTGTAGAAAATGTAAAGACGAACAAGGAATTGTTAAACAAGAACCAACCAATCTTTCTCGTGCGGAGTTTATAAGAAAAGTTAAAGAGAGAATGAAATTATACCACATTCCAATAAGTTGGTATGATTGGAAGGGTATGGAATATTCAAATCCATCAAGAAATACTAAAATAAAATGTTTAAAACATAATGAAGAAGTCACAAGAGTAAAGGGTAAATATTTTTACACAGGTGTACCTTTATGTTCAGAATGTAATAGAATATCGGTTAAAGAAAAAAAATTCATGGATAAAATTCATGAACTATATGGTAACAGATTTGTTTTATTATCAGATTATATCGGTGGTGATTCACCAATTACTCTTGGTTGTACTTTACACGGGAAAACTCCATATCCTGTCGTGATAAAATCTCCATCATCAATTTGGAAAAGTACTGAAAAATTTGGGTCAATTAAATGTAAAGAATGTGATAGGGTTAATAGTTTAAATAATTACAAAAGAACGTTTGAATCCTCACAGTCTAACAGATCTATTAAATATACTTATCCAAATATTGACAAAGAATTTGTTAATGCAAATACAAAAATTCCTATTGAATGTCACGTTAAAGGACCTAATGATGAAGAACATGGAATGTTTTGGCAAACTCCAGCTAATCATTCTACAGGACAAGGTTGTCCGATATGTCAGGAATCAAGAAATGAAAGACATATTGGTGAACTATTAAGAAAGAAAGATATAAAATTTGAAAAAGAAAAGAATTATCCTGAACTTGGTAATCAAAAATTTGATTTCTATCTACCCGAATATAATGTTCTTATTGAATATGATGGAAAACAACATTTTGAACCTACGTTTGGTAAATCAGAATATACTAGACAAATGAATTATAATATATTGTACGAAAGTGATAATATAAAAAATGAATTTATTAAAACTAATAATTACGGTTTGGGAATGATTCGTATACCACATACCCTTAAAGAAGGTCAATATGATAAATTATTAGAGAATGCATTGAAAGGTGGTGTCGAGAAAAATGAAATAAAACCATTGGGTGATTATCCGGAAAGAGAAACACCTAAAGAACCTGTACATAAAGATAAAATAAATTTTAACAAATCCAAATTATCATTAATGAATACATTAAAAAATATTTAATATTTATAAGATATGAAGAAAGTTATAAGAATGACCGAGAGTCAATTAAAGAAAATGGTGGAACAAACTGTTAATCAAGAAGACAATCAATTTTTTAAATTGATTATAAATCAATGGGGGGATAACGTTAAAACAAATCGATCTGGTAAGGGTAAAGAAATTATACTATCTAATGGTGACAAAGTTTGGTTTTACTCTTCAGGTGATTGTTATTATATAACTAAAGATGAGAAAGCCGTAACTGCAGGTGAAATTGTCCCTTCAGGAACAACAGATTTTAAATTAGTTTTTGAAGATGGAGATTCGTATGATAGTGTAACTGAAAAATGGACAGAGAAAGCACCACAAACACCAAAGCCATGTGCAAATCAAATAATAGATATTACTAATGGTAGTCTTCTTAAATTTGGTTGTAAAACACAAGGAGTTAAAGAACTACAAACATTATTAGATTTTAAAAACCCAACGGGTTATTTCGGTAAAATAACAAAACAAAAAGTAACCGACTTCCAAAAAAAGAATAGTCTTAAAGTAGATGGTGTTGTTGGACCTGAAACATATAAAGCATTAACACCTAATGCCATACCACCACCCGCACAAGACGTAACTGAAGACGAAGACATTGCAATGTTAGATAATTTATTTTCAAAAGACTAAAACAAAATATATGGGAACAAGACCAAAAAAACCACGTGCTATGAGAAGTAGACGTTCAGGTGTTAAATCATTAAACATCGTTAAGAAGAATTTAGAAATCTTAAAGAAACTTAAGGGGTAATGAAACTACAAGACATATTATTGGAGAAGTTAAGAGATATGGTATCAATCCCAATCTATCATCATACCACTGAGGAACGTGCTTTAGGTATTATGAATAGTAATATGTTAAAAGGATCTAAACAATACGAGGAGGTTTTAAATTTAGATAGAACATTAAAACAATCCAAACATAAAACGATGGTTTCATTTACTCGTGATAAGAACTTTATACCAGATGGGTCTATTGGTAATTCTGGTGACGGTCCTCGTATTAAACCTGATATGTTGAACGTAATCTTCGTTGCAGATAGAAGTCGTCTTAAATCACGTTATAGGGTGGTTCCTTTTGATTATGGAACAATTGCGAACAAGGCATGGATGGATCCAGTTCCACGTACACGTAAAAATCCTGAGGTTGAGGAAAGAGTATTGACAGATAGAATATATCCATTGAGACAATACATTACAAACATCATTTATACAGGTCAAGATCCCGAGGTACAAAAGAAGATAGATGAGTATCTATCTGGAATTAAGTAATATTTATATCTAATGAAGCTTCAGGTTACAGAATCACAATTAAAACTTATTGAACAACAACAGTTAAATGAACTGAAGTGGTTAGCTAATGTACAATCTCATATTGTTAGAATGGATGTTCCATTAACACCATCCTTAGTTAATTACATTTGGGGTAAACAAAGAGTTACAACATTCCACGTCGGGGATGTTCACGGTATTGATGATATGAGTAAGATTGTTGGTACAAGAAAATCATTATCCACGTTTAGATTTATGGATAAAGAATTGGTTAAAAACATGAAAGGGGTACAAACCGAAGGAGGTATATTATATCAAATCGAAGGAGATTTACAATTCGATGCACCAACAGATATTATGAGTGCTCCCGATGAAACAGGTAGAAGATGGGTAAACATTAGAAGTTTTCCTTATGATTTTCAAAATAAATTAGAACATGAATATGAGGTTCGTGAAAAGTTTAGACATATGAATGAACCTTCAGGACCGTCAAAAGATTTAATTGAATATTATAGATTGATTGATAGTTTAGTTAAAGAACATGCAAAAGAAATAAGAGAATATTTTACCGATATTAAAAAAAATAGAGAAGATAGAGAAAGTATGTGGAATGAGACGGTGGTAAATAATATTCAAATTAAAGATATTTTGTGGAGGGAGAATATTGTTAATTTTTTAGAAACGTGGGAGACTACAGAACAAAAAACTAACGTCATTCAAGAAATCGGGATTAAATTAAATTCAATTGCAACAGGTATTGTTTATTTATCCGATGGTGGAGGTAGATTTGGGTTTAGAGATATAAATCCCGTTAGATGGGTTCAAAAAAGAGGTGGATTGACGGACTTTAAAAAGTATGTAAAAAAATTCCATGTAGATAGAGATCCAAAGACAATACAGATTAACGAAGACAAACCAAATCCTAATAATCCACCATTTGAGAAAAGAATTGAGGGGGGTATTTTAAGTACGCCAGATAAACCTGTTGATAATACTGCTTGTGTTGTTTTTGGTGGAGTTGGTTATGCAACACCTAAATGGATGTTAAGTCAAATGCCACAAGAATTAAAAGATAAAAAAACAATTTTAGTATTACCATTTACAAGTGATATAACACAGGCAAAGAGAATGTTAGGTAAAACCCCTATAAAATCTATTTTAGGGTTTAGTCAAGGTGGACTTAAAGCGTGGCCAGCAAGTGGGGAATATGAGTTTGTTGGATTAATTGACCCAACAACAAAAGAAGATTCACTTAGATATCACATTAACGATAAAAGAGTACACATGATTTATAACCCAAGTAATTGGGGATTTCCTGAGGTTGTTAAATGTCAGAAAAAAGCGGCAAAAATAATGTTAGGTAATGCAGTATTACTTAATATAGGACATAGTGAAATGCCAGCTGAATTCTTTAAAAGATTTGGAAATTACCTTTAACTAAGAGAACTTAATGCTCTTGATAACAAACTTTGAACTTTTTTTGCGTAATTGTTTGATCCACAAGATGGTGGCATACAATAAATACGATTTAACTTTGCAATATATTGGTCTTTAGATAAGTTAGATAACTTATTGTAATCTTGCCACATTTTATAATCTTTAACCGAATCTTGCCAATTTTCAAAACTTGCATGTCCTCTATTTGGTCCTTTAGATAGTGTTTGTCTTTGTCTTGGGTGTTTCATACCAAATAGATTATTATTATCCAAAAATATACCACTTTTAAAATAACCCGTCTCTAACATAGATTGAGCCATTGCCACGTCGGGATACATAACTCCTTGTTTCTTAAGTTCTTGTCCTAAGTTTTTCTCGGAAAATGGTAAAGGACCTTCTTGGGGTTTCTTCTTTTCTTCAGGGGAGGAGGTCAGTTTCTTATATGTATCATACACATATTTACCAATTTGTATGGGATTGGTTAATTGTTCATTAATCATCCTCTCAAGGTCTTTTTGTTTAATTTTAACTATTTTCATCTATTTTATAAATATCTTAATATTTTTTTGGAATATTCATAAATATGTATATCTTTGTCCTGTAAATAAAAAAATATATGAAAAAAATACATTATTTGTTATTAATTGTTGTGTTGTTTAGTTGTTCTAAAACCATGGAAGTGACCAAACAACCGACCCCCATAACAGGGAGTGGAACAGTAAATTTATTATCAATTAAGTTAATAAGTCAAGACACTATTTCAATTAGTAAGAAATACCAACCTCAAGTAATCGCCCATTATTCAAATGGATTTGATACGGTCGTTAGTTTAGATAGTCTCATTATAACTTCATCTAATAATACTGTTTTTTTACATAATAAAACATATTACGGTGCAAAATCGGGATATTCTTATTTTAATATATCTTTTAAAGAATTTTCAATAAAAGATACAACATATGTAAGTGAAATTGAAAACGTTGATTTAAAAACGTTACCATTCCTATCAACCCCTTCAAATCCAAATGCAAGGATAATAGTACCTGTTGTGGTGGTTAATTATTACCCTACTTTAAATGGTGTAGATGTTGACACAAAACGAGCGCCGGGTTTAAATTCTACATCACCTGTAACAATACAAGATTTAAAAAATAAAACAATAGATTATTTGTCATTAACTAAGTTTGGCCTTGAGGAAGGAAGTAAATTTAGAGGTTATAATAACCCATCTCAAACATCTAATGTTAGTTTTAAAATAGTAAAATACATAAACGTATATGAACTTAAAAGAGGATTAAAGGACAAACAAGATGTTTACATGAACGCCCAAGATAAATTGACTCCAGATTATCAACCAGATTATTTTGACGTATTTAGTAAAATAAATTTACAATCTCTTGTTGAGAATAGCGATGTTAAAGAAGTGTGGTTTTCATTAAGACCTTTAAGTTGGGGTTATCCCGTTGTTAAAGATTCATTAAATAACGGTATCACCGCAGCAAATTTTTTAAATTTACCAGAATCAAATATGGCTAGTCCCTCAACTGGAGATGTTTCAAATAGTTACAGGATGTCTAATGATCTTCCGGTATTTAATAAAACATATGTTGTTTATGGTTATAATTTAGAGACTAATCCAGGGAATAATATTCACAATAGAGGACACCAAATTGAAGCTCAAATGTCTCATTTAGATTCTAGATTTTGGGGAAGTTATGGTAACCCTACCGATGGTTATGCGGACAGCACTCATTTAGGTTGTACACATAAACCACCAAATACAAATAAAGATTATGATTGGAATAATAAAACACCGGTACTAAGTGATATAGAAGATTGGAAACCAACAGGAGGTAATAAAAAATTAATTAATAGTGATAGATGGATTAACGCGACTTTATCAACAATGCCAAGTGTACCAACAATAACTTATGATTATAATAGGGACGCTCAATATAAATGGTTAATATTTTGGATGCAGAGTATGCCAGGGTATAATAATGGAATAACAGGAGTGAACGATTGGTGGGATTTATTTTATAATTGGGATAATTCTATAAAAAATAATTCAAAATTAAATAACTAATTGAAATTTCATACTATTTATAAAAGCACTATTATTAATAAAACTAGATAATACTGGATAATAAAATTAGTTATTAAAACAAAAAACAATGGAAGAGACAACATTTATTGCAATCACCTTACCTGGAGAAAATACTCCGGCACTTGGTACTGAACATATTACAAATAAAGAAGATGCTATTGCTTGGTTGGAAACACATCAAGAGTATACCCCAAATGAAGCGGGATCAGAACTTGAATTTAAAAGTAAATACGTTCTTTTAGAGAGACACGTACCAACTGCTTAATTTAGTTATATATTAAAAAATTTAAATAATCTTTAAGACCTTTTTCTAAATTGAATTGTGGTTGCCAACCGACCATCCAATTTTCAGAATTACTTTTAGTATGAAATTGATATCCTTCAGGGATATCTTTTTCATTATGGTAGGTGTATTCAATTTTCAATATATCCAAAACATCTTCAAATGTTCTCGCGTCACCACTGCCAACTTCATACCATTGACCTCTATTATCGTCATAGTTTTCTAATGCAAATAAATTGGCATTTATAATATCTTTAACATAGACGAAGTCTCTTTGTGGTTTTTTGGGGAATAACTTGATTTCCTGACCTTCTTTTTGTTTTTCCAACATTTGATACGCCACGGATGCCATCTTCCCTTTTTGGTCTTCTAATGGACCGTAAACGTTAAAATAACGTAAACCAATACCACCACATTTAACAACGTACTGTTCAGCAACATATTTACTCCATCCATAAAGATTTGATGGATATTCTTCATTTGTCCCATAATTGGCGGCAGAGGAGGAATAAATAAACTTTTTATCCAGTAACTGACACCATTCTGCAACTCTACGGGTAAATTCAAAGTTCCGTGTCATCATGTAATTAACATCAGTTTCTAATGTATCTGAACACGCACCAACGTGAAATACCACTTCAGGATCGAACTTATTTAATTTAAAATATATTTCATTATACCAATCGGCAACATTAAAAATATCTTCATTAATTTCTAATATTTCGTGTTGGTCTTTTAACTCATTTAATAAGTTTTTCCCAATAAACCCATTTGTTCCTGTTATTAAAATTTTCATAACTATTTTTTTTGTCTTGTTATTGGTACACTCACCCCTCTTTTCTGTACAACGATTGATGCCATTTTATTTGCGTAAATTATTGACTCCTCAACGTTTTTAGTTTCCAAATATTTTACGGTAAACGATGCTGTAAATGTATCACCAGCACCACTAACGTCAATAGTTTCACGAGGATCAGGTGACGGGTATATGGTATCCATATATTTTGCTCCTTTTGATCCTAACGTAACCAATATTTTGTTTGACCAACATGCATCAAAATCGTGTTTTAAAAATTCAGATTCATTCAATTTAATAAAATTGAAACTAGATAAAACTTTATTACCTATTTTTTTCTTTGTATCCATGACAATAAAACGAGAATGATATGCAACTTCTAATAATATTTTTTCGTTCAAGTATCCCTTATTGTAATCACTTACAATAATTGCGTCAGATTCTTTTATTTCATCAATTACATCATCAGTCAATTCCAAAGGTGTAATTGTTTCCTCACCCTCATCAACTCTAATAAACATATGATTAGATTTATCATCCACATATCTTGTCTTCTTAATTGGTTGAAATTGATGTAGATGTTTAATCGTTACATCTTGATCTAACGACTTCAAATTTTCAACTACATTTCCAGCCATTCCAAAATTTCTTTCCACATATAATGGATTAAAAACAGGGACGGGAGCTTCAGGACTTAATCTCTTTGTTTCACCATATACGAATATATCCGTACAAAATTCACCTATTACTGTTATTTTCATATTTTACTTTTGACTATCACCTTTCCATACTCTGTATGAATCTGTGTCTTTATGTTCTGTGGATACTTCAAACACCACACCGTCTGTTAATGCCTCCAATTGATGGGGTTGACCTGGTCTTTGTCTAACTGTATCTCCAACCCCTAATTGTTGTTCAATCGTTTCTGCCGTTTCCGTATCTATCCATCTGTAGATAAACTCACCTTTATCCACGTACCAAGTTTCATCTTTAATCATATGATAATGCATTGAAAACTTCGCACCTTGTTTAAACCTTAAAAGTTTACCACAATACATTTCATTATTCTCAATTATAATTTCGTCGCCCCAACCTTTTGGAACACAACATCCTTCGGTTTCTAATGCGTTAATTACTATTGGTTTTTCCATATTTTTCTTTTATATCGTTATACATTTCTAAACACCACCACTCTAAAAATTTAGGATTAGGGTGACCATCATTTATATCTTCATATAGTGGGTGAATTTTCATAAGGGTTCTCATGTCACCTAATTTATTAAAAAAACACTTATCATTTAATATTTTTAATTTAAATTCATCTGATAATAGGACTAAATCGTTATGTCCCGATATATGTTCTTTATTTGGGTAGAACATATCTAATATAGATCCTAACCCCTCAAACATAATATAATCAATATTTTTATTGTCAAGGTAATTCTTGGTTAAAATCATTGATTGAATTGTTCTTAAAATATTTTCTTTATAATCAAACCATAGTGAAACAAAAAAATCTTGGTTATCTCTAAAAAAATATAATTCGGGAGAATCATTTTTCATAGATTCAAGTCGTTCTAATGATGGAACATTAAATGACTTATATTTCATTTCAGACTCAACCCAAAATTCACGACGACTCCACTCACTCCATTGAACCCCTAAACACACATTATTAGTGTCATTAGACTCACAAAATTTAACCACGTTGTCCATTATAAGGTTATTTGACGATCCATTAAATCCATAATTATAATGTTCACAATTAAGTAATTTTGATAAGTGATACCCCCATGATCCCGTTTCCCCAATTTTGTGACCATTTGAATAAGAACAACCAAATGTTACAAACTTATCATATTTTTTATTTAAGTTAATTAACGGCATGAATATAATATAACTAAACTATATCTAAAATCCAAGTATTTATATAGAAACACAGATAAAATGGGAAAGAAATTTAAAATCACAGAAGACCAATTAAAAAGATTGGTGGAAAATAAAAGTAGAGTTCAAGAACAAAATGAAGGATATATGGATGAAGAACTTGATGGACCTTCAAAAGAAGAATATTTTGCAAAACACGGTGAAGATAATATAGGTTGGACGGGTAGTTCAAATAAAACATATCAAGATTTACCTGACGGTGACTATGATGATGAAACGTATGATGATTTTGATACATTACATAGTGCTTATCCTAATTTCCATTCACATTATTCAGGTAAAGGTGAGGTAGATCGAGCAAGAGGAATGTTTGGTACATATAAAAACCTTCGTGGTCCATTACGTATGAAGAAAAGAAGATCTATGGATGAAATGGGTATGAAAGAAGATGATATGATGAACGAATCGATTAAACAATATAAAACCGAATTTGATAGGTTTTTAAAGAAACCAAAACAATAGTTAATGAACCCTTCAGAAATGAGGGGTTTTTTATTATATCTATAGGGATATTTATATACAATGAACTTTAACAACATTTTTGAAGAACTATTACTTGAGTTAAGTGGTAAAGAGATATATCAGAAATATTACTCAAAAATACCATATGAGACTTTTTTAGATATAGTAATGGCCGACCCCAAAACCAATATCGATGGTACGGGTGAATTGTTATCATTAGGAAAATATGCAAAAATGTTATTGTCTTTTTATCTAAAAGGAACATTAAGAGATGAGGATTTGGTTAAGGCCGAGGAATACTTGGGGTATGTTTATTTACACAATATTGCATTGGACATAAACAAATTAAAAAGTTTAGGAGATCTTTATAAAATAGTTCAAAAATACATTATTTCAGATACCTTAAATTTTAACGAAATACTTAAAGCATTAATAATAAATGAGGATTACAAATTATTACATGAAGGTAAGGATTGGGATTTCTATCAACCATTAACCGAAAAGGGATCCGCTTATTTAGGATTTAGTACTGAGTGGTGTACTACTTGGGGTCAATATTGTTTAAATAAAAAATACCAAGAAAGGGATAATCATTTTGAAAGACATCACAAACAAGGTCCATTATTCATTATGATGAATAAAACTAACCCGACAGACAAGTACCAATTTCATTTTGAGACAAATCAATTCATGGACCCAAAAGATAAAAGGTTAAATTTTGTTGAGTTTTGGGGTGGTAAAGATGAGATTAAAAACTATTTCTTCCCGTCGTTAGTTAGAGAAACAAATGAAGAAGAAATTAAAAATGAGGTTAATAGAATATCAATATTACCTGATGAGGATGGAATGACAATATTAAGAAAATCAATTGGTGTTATTGATAATGGATTGGTTGAAGCAATATTAAATGGTGATGATGATAAATTAGAAGATTTAATTGATGGTGAAAATAGGGATGGTGCGGTTTATATTAATAGAGGTAGACTTATTATACAAGTTGATGAATTAGAAGGTGATGCTGATGGTGTGAACAACACAATTGATCAATATAGAATGGAGGGTAATAATGGATGGGAATGGGTACATAGTGATTTGGAAAACGGTAGATACTATGATCAAGAAGATTACGCCAGTGACTTAGAAGAGGTTTTTAAAAAATACTATGAAGATAATAAAAATGTATTACGTGAAGAGTTAGGGGTTACTACATATGATCAATTTAAAACAGATTTTTTTGATAATTACGCCGAAGATGAAAATTTAAAAGATTACTTTATTGATGACGTCACAGATTTATCACACGCAAGTTATGAATCTGAAAATGATAAAGAGGCTGACTCCATGGAAAAATACTTATCATTTGGTAGTGGTAGTGATGAACTTAATTTTTCAATTGTTTTTTTGGTACAATTTTTAATTAAAAGAAATATAAGAGGTATTGGTGAAGAGTTTGATTGGACATTACGAGATATGACAGACAGTTATATTAGTCATTATAGACTAACAACGGAAATTGAAGAACCAATTTATAATTATGAAATGACATTACCAAAATATGGGGATAATAATTATATCACAAAACGTACAGATGAGTATTTTAATAAATTAATAGATAACCCTGAGAGTAATACACGTTGTATTGAATTAAGAAAACAACTAAATTATATAATAAAAACTTTATTTAAAGAATCCAACAGATTTGAAAACGACCATGCTAAAGTTATTATTAGATCTACACATATTGATTGT